TTTGTGCTTGTAGCGCACCAGTTCCTAATGGCTGTAAAACAAGAGGTGTATTAGTACCGCCTGCGGCATAAACGCCTGGATAACTTGCATCCCCAATTGCTTGCACATAAGTTGTGCTTCCATTGGCTAAAGTGGCAGTTCCTGTGCTTATCAGGGTTGTGAATTTACCCGTAGAAGCAGTTGTAGCACCTATTGTTGCGTTGTTGATTGCGCCACCTGTGACCGCTACGCTTGGAATTGTTACCGCGCCTGTGGTCTCTATTGTCATTGCGTCTGAGGTGTTTACAGCCCCATTCACAATAAAACTGATCTTTTGGCTATCCCATGACCCCAAGACCAAAGGCCCACCATAGGACTCTACAAAGGTTGCCAATGGCAAAGAAAACCCGTTATTGGGGTATCCCGCAGCCGAGTAACTGTAATTGGAATTATTTATTCCTAACTCGCCATAAGCGGTATGCCCACCATCATTGACGGCATAACTTGCATAACTGGTGTTTGCTGAACTTGTGTTTTGCAGGCTTGTGTATAGATATAACGGCTCACTAGCAGTAAAACCCGCAATAACGCCCGAGTCTGTGTGTGCTGTGGCATTGCCTACATTCAAAGAGCCAACATTGGTTGTGCCAGTTGTGTAAGGAATCAATACCCGATTATTAGCATCTTCATTGACCGATTTGCTTGCAGGGTATGTGACAAACACATCCTTTGAGCCTGCGCTAAAGTTGACCTTAGACCCACCATTGGATGACGCATAAACTGTATCCCTTGATAGCGTTCCCCCGTAGTAAGTCCCAATCCCAACTTCCCACTCTGAGCCTCGGTTGATCGTGTAATAAGTTGTGTTGTTGTTGCCAATGACTGAGAATGACTGAAACCCTTGTACCGCGCCATCTAGGGTTATCGTGCCTGTTCCCGTTGTTTGGGTGGTCTCCCTGACCCGATCAGCAAGAACTAAACTCATACTGTTTCTACCCCAATAACTAAGCCATCAGCACCCCTCACAACCTTCTTAGGCGCGTTAAGTTTCTGCATCGCCTCGCCAATGTTTTGCATGGTCTGTCCGTGTAGGTTGGCCATTTGGTCGTGCATGAGTGCCATCTTGTCCATTGCTTGAATAATCGTTCCACCTAGTTCGTTGGTGATCTGTGCGGAAGCTGCCTCAATAACGGGTAAGTCAACGCCAGGGTTGCTACCGATTCTCGCCACCATGATCTTGGTCGCAGCGTCCAGTTCGGCTTTCCAACGCTCGTATTCCTCTTTGCCTTGCATTTCCCGAGCCTTGACTTGTAACTCGTTGTTGGCAAGTTGTAAGGCAAATTGCTCTTTCATCTGCTCTAACTGCATATCTGCTTGGGCTTTTGCCTCTTGCATCTGCATATCAAGTTGGGCTTTGGCTTGTTCAAGTTGAGCCTGTGCTTGCATCTTCATCTGTTCGGTCTGCGCTTGGGCTTGCATACGCCCTTGTTCGGCTTGCTGTTCAGCCTGTAACTTCATCATCTCAGGATTCTGAGGTGGTTGGGCTATCGCTTGCTGTGCCTTGGCTTGTAATGACTTCATCGCTTGCTCAATCGCTGACTCCAAACCTCGACCAGCGCGGTATCTGCGTACCAAGAACAATAGCATTTCACTTGCCATTGGTAGCATCTCAGGGGCTTGCTGAACCATTGGCAAAGCATCGCGTAAAAACAGACCAATCGCTTGGACTGCCTCATTTGCGTTCTGTTTGTCGGCTTGCTCGTCAATCTGGGCTAGGGTATCTGCCTCAACTTGGATGTGGAAGTCTCGAATCGTGCTGTTGGAGAGCATCTGCACCGCAGCTTGCAACAGTTGCGGATTCTGACCTTCTGGCGTGTTCATCACCCCAGACATCTCAACAATTAACTCTGGTGGGTAGAACTTACAGACAATCTGAGCCTTGATGCGGAACAAATCAGTAGCAAATCTAGCCACATCGCCCTGAGTAGCCCTCAGTCTCAGGCTACCAAAGTTGGCTTTAAGTTGTTGAGCACCTAGGGTTTCGTTTGCGTTGCTTGCACCACGAATAATGTCCGATATTCCACAGATTTCGTAGATGGATTGCTTGACAACCTCACGGGATTGATAAAGTTGCTGTAAGGTCTTGATGATGACGCTCGTGTCGAGCATATCAATCGCGCCTTTTAGCCCACCCTTTTCGCTCATGGCTGCCCATGCGGTCACAGGGAACAGTTTGTTGTCTACGCCCTCTGTGAATAACCGCCCAAGTTCCTTGAACTCAGCGTTAAACACACCGACCGCCTTGCAAGCCTTCACAAGCAAATAAATGCGCTGTGTCAGGTTGTCTAATTCTTGGGCTTGGTCTTCATATTCGCAGTAATCTGGTACTGGAATCATCGACCCGTTGGTTGTTGTGGCCAATAACGGCTTTGGACAAGGGAAAAACCCTTCTAATTCGAGAGGGTCATCACGCTCGTCTAGTGCTTGGGGGTATCCCTTGGCAACCCAACAGACCTTTTTAGTGCGTTTGTTCCATATTTCAGCGACTTTAGCCTTCTTCCCATAGGTCGCTTTCGCGGTCATTGGGTTTTTAGCATCTATATCGTCATTCTGGTCGTGCAATGGGACATTCTTGAACACATCACCAAAACGCTCAATGCCCTCTTCGGGTGTCATGTAGACCCAACGGCTTACCCACCATACCTCGTCCCATGTTCGGGCGGGTGAATGGAGAAAGTCTGTCCAATAAACATAATCCACAGGGCTGTGCGCTGAATCTACGCGCTCAATTTCCTCTGTGTTGGTGATCTCTGCGCCCTCATCTTGTTCCAACTTAGGAACTGAGGTCTCTGGGGCTTCTTGTCCAACAATGATTGGCTCATAGCGTACCCACGCTGTACCGCGACCAGGCAATAGGCGGTCTTCCACCACCCCACGCATTGCGGAGTCAAAGTCGTTAAATTGCGTTACTTCGTACTCGACCACGCGCTCTAGCATGGTGGAGGCTAATCGACCTACTGGGTCAGAGTCCATGAACCTACGGGAGACTTCTGGCTTTGCCATGCGTCCGTAGAGTGCAGGGAACAGCACAGAGATGTTTGACCATAGGATGTTGAACTTCATCCTTGGCATCTCAATGGCATCGCGCTCGTCTCGGTAGCGTCTTACTACCTTCTTACCGCGCTTTTCCCACTTGTCAAAGACCTTGGCGGCTTTGTCTAGTTGGTCGTGCCAGAACGGGCCTTGATCTTCCTCATAAGCCCCATCATCGTAGGCGTTCTCGTACATATTAAGCCGCGTAGAAGAATGTCACATCCAATGCGCTACCGCCAATAGTGGCGTAGAGGCTGTTGCTTACATAGGCGGGGAATCGGTGAAAGCCAATCGCAGGCGTTATTGTCCCACTCATTACTTCACCACTTGCACCGCCATTACGCAAGACCAAAGTGCCAATTGTTGTGTTGTTCACATAGAACCCGATAAGTTGACAAGCCCCTGTCGAGACCGCCCCCGTTGCTGTGATGTTCTTGTATCCACCTACTTCTGCTACTGGTTGGCTCATATCCGTTCCTCTTTATGTGTAGTTTCAAAATCCCACAATTCGTCTAGCGTAATCGTCTGTAAAGTCTTCCCTTTGGGGAGGGGTTCTTGTGACTTGTCCTGACGATACGCAACCGAAAGCATTCTAAAAGCATCACTTGGGTGACTCGTCCAGTCGTGCCTTGGAGTTTGCCGAAATGTTTTCTTATCTTCGTCATACTCTCTTTGATACTGCCTTAATGCTTCAATTCCTTCTTCACAGATTGGGTCAAAGTAGCACCTTGGCAGAATCATTCTAACCGCTTGAATACCATCTTGCACACCGATTTCTGGCACTATTGCTAATTTACTTATGCCACCTAAATGGTTGGCTAGTTGCTCAAGGATTGACTTGCCACCCGATGCAAGGGTCTTGGCTCTAGCGTCATGGGGTAGGTAGTGCTTGGTGTACCGATAGCCCTTGCTGTTCACAACATTGGCTATTTCCTCGATGGATGCGCCTGAGACCGCGTAGTAGTCCATCACATGAATCTCACCCCTGACTACCTGATACCACCAGATCGCTGTGTCATCTCGATAACCTAAGTCCCACGCTGTGAATACTGGTGCGTCTGGGTCAAACTTGAGGTCTTGGATTCTGCCATCTGCGTCTAGTTGGCGCATCTCCACCCCGTAGAACGCCCCGAGGATAGCTGCCTCAAACGAGCACTCATACTCTTGGTCATACTGGTCTTGGCTCAATTGGTCTTTGGCAGCCCTCAGTTCCGAGGCAGGCAATATCTTTGATACTGTGGCTGGTAGGCGTAGCAAAAACCAATCGGGCGTAGCCTGGCTAACCCTGTAAATGTCGTGAAACTGATTCTTGCCCTTTGGAGTACCGCCAAACACAGCCCACCCAAGTCTGTCACTCAGCGTTGGGCGTATCACATTACCCCACACGCTAGGTTTGAAGTCTCCGTATTCATCTAGGTATACCCCGTTAAATCCTAAGCCCCTCATAGCATCTGCGTTGTCTGAGCCAAATAGTCTGATCTTTGCCCCGTTGACCAGTTCGACTGTTAGATCGCTCTCATTGGTGCTTTTACTTACGGGTTGGGCATAGAACTTTAAGTAATCCCACGCTACCGACTTGGCTTGACTTCTGAATGGGGCTATGTAGGCGTACTGTGCTCTCACCCCACCCTCGGTCAATGCTCTGCGTATCAGGTCGTTGATAGCTGCGACTGTCTTACCCGCCCTTCGGTGTGCCACTAGACATGACCATCTCTCCGTCCTTTGGTGAAAGGGCATGAACGCCTCTCTCGGAGAGTAAGGAATGATTACTTCACGCCTTCCCACTTGACCACCATTTCGATTGGGCCTTCATCCGCGCCCGTTATTTCTGTCCTAGCAAGTTTAGGCACATGGTATTCCACTACGCTTTGGAATAACTCAAATGCCTTTGCAGGGTTGGGTTTTATATCTTGGTCAGGAATGCCATCTGCAACCTTGTCTAGCCACTCTGCTAATCTGTGTGCATTACCATCAACAAACAAAGCAATAGCCTCCCTTGCCTGTTGTGTGGTCTTGTTGGGCGTTCCTGATGTGCGCCCTCCTGCTTTCTTCCTACTTTTAACTACTTTAGTTTCTGACATAAGTATTTAGTGTTATTTTAACGATCTTGTCGTTCAAGAATTTTAATATTCTTCTCTTCGCCTGGGAACATTACATAGTTGTATGTTTGCTTGGGTGCAATCATCTTTCCCTCTGGGTTTTTTTGCAAAAACTCTTGTGCGCCTGCTTCAGAATTAAAAATGTTTTGCCCCCCTTGTGGGCTTTCAATTATCCATTCTGGTTGTCTTCTAGAAAAGTTGTCTAAGTATTTAATGCCTGGCACACCTTGTTGTCTTAAAAACTCTGATGCGTCCACCTTAGGATTAACACTTCCTAAGCGTTCAAATTCCTTGGTAAGTTCAGCATATAAATGCGCCCCACTTGTACCAGTAGAGCCACTTCCAAACTTTTCTAATGCAGCAGAACTAACTTTTTGTCTGATTTCTTCTGGAACGGGGTAATACCAATCAAGCATTTGGGGTATTTTTTCGTCTGGCAAATCTGCTTTATATAAATAACCAGAACCAGTTTTAGTTTTTGCGCCTGCTTGTTCCCATTGGGCTAATGTCTTTAATGCGTCTTGCACATCAGGGCCTTCACCAAATTTTGTTATTTGGTTTGCCGCAAATGCGTATGGGTTTGAACTTTGAACTTGAAATGCGTAATCTAATGCGTCTGCGGCTCTAGACTCTCCAGTTACTTTTCTTCTTGGCAATTCTTTATATAAAGTGTTTCCAGATGAATCGACAATTTCAGTTCTGGCGGTTGTTTTTACATATTCTTCGCCAGTTTTGATATTTCCACCTGTGTAAATGCCATGTCCATAGGCTTGTGCGCCTTCGCCTGTGCCAATTTTGGACGCATCAAACTCACCCAATGGGTTGCGCTCAGTCGGTGGGAATTGGTGCGGTGTGCCATGATAAACATCAAGTCTTGATGGTTGGTTAGCCATTAAGAACTCTTTGCCAGCCCTAACAACATCAGATGGCAACCGCATTACAGCGCGGCCTAAGTTAATTGGGCCTCTTGGGTTCATTGCCCCACCCAATTGTTCCATCCCCTCGGTCTCGGGACGGGCTTGTGTAACTCTTTGAGGCAACATTCCCAAAATGTCTGTGGTAGTTGGCAATATTGCTTTGGGACTTACTTTCACACCGCCTGCGCCAAATGATGTGTTTATGCCCATGCGTCCCAAGGTCTCTAAATCCCCTGCTGTGCCAGGCACTTGCGCCACTCCACCCCTTACCAATGATTCCAGATTACTCAGCCCACCACGCCCAATGTCACCAATCATCCCCAAAAGGTTGGGTGACTTGTTTATTGTCTGCAACGCTTTTAGCGTGTCAGGCGTAATGCCCCCTGTATCCATTGCATACGGGTCTAGGGCTTGGGCTAGTGCTCTGTAATCAGCCATATTGCTTCACCAAGGCTTTAGCCATTTCTTCTTTTTTGTCTGCCTTAACAAACTCTTTGGCAACCTTAACAGGAATGTCGGCTTTCTTGGCGAACTCAGGGTTATGAGCTGCAGCTTGCATAAATCGTTTTTGTTTGGCAGAAGTGCTAGGCATGAGCGTTTTCCTTCATGTTGATCAGCCCGTTAAGCATCCTTGACTTGGTTTTGTGCCATTCCTGAGAATACGCGCAATCCTTGTAGTGCTCAAACTCTGGTATTCCTAAAGTGTAATGCGCGATCTTTGCTTCTTGATCGTCTTCACCCACCAATACATTCCACTCTTCTGGTAACTCACCGATCTGCTCGTCTTTTAGCCACTCAAACCGATGCAGTTCACTTCCTGTGTGGTCATCAACAAAGTCAGGGTCTAACACCCTATTATCTGGATGCTCACAGTTCCACAGTATCAGGCTGGACCAGTTCTTTCTCGGATAGTTCTCGTTCTTGGTCTCCATCGCTGTGCCGATGTATTTCCTTTTGTGCTTGGTAAAGTAATTGTGCTTAACTACTTGTACCGCCTTGGTGGGGTCAAATAACTTGTCTAGTTCGGCTATGTCGGCAAGCATCAGCATATCGCTTGCATCCATAAATATCGCTCTACCTCTAAATCCTGTGAAGTAAGGCACTAGGAATCTTTGGTAGATAAATGTGTTTGACCCGTCTCTTTGCTTGCCAAAAAAGGGCGTAATTGCCACCGCCTCTGAGGTGCGCTCGATCAAGGATTGGGTAAAAACATGATACCCAATAGCCTCCCGAGGGTCGTAGCCTGCAAAAATTCTAATCATTTGAGTGTCAGTTTATACAAGGTTGAATCAATCAACCCTGCTATCTCATCAATGATGTTTTGTAGTTCTGTCTCGTCTGGCATGGCTTGACGATTTTTCTTCACATAGTCTTTTATGCTTTCCATATATCTCACAGGCTCTTTAGCGTTGTGGAAATTCTCTGGGAAGTTCTTAATCTTTTCGTAGCACCCTGAGTAGGCTTCTGCAAACGAATCTGTTAATTCAATAATCTCGGGGTAATACGCGCCCAATGCCATGTGTACGGCAAATGAGTCGGTTGAGAGGTGCATGAAGTGGGTAACAGTTCCCGAATGGAGTAATGTGCTTATGAAGTCGGCAACATCTTTTTGGTTTTCGTAAGCCATATATATCCTAAAAAGGTGGGGGAGAGCACCCCCCAAAGGCAACTGCTCTTCTTTATTTTAGCAAGGTTCTTATCGTTTCGTTCAATACTGTCATCTCATTTGTTTTATAAACCTTCCATATTCTTTGTTGTCCGTGTATTCCGTTAAACGCCCCTTGATGACAATCTTTACATAAGGGAATGCAAAGGTATTGCTCGTGTTGGACGATGTGGTGTGCGTCACTTGGGCCACTCGCATCACAGACCCCACAGTTCATTTCCTTGATCTGGGCTAAATGCTTGCGCTCTGATAGGGTAGGTTTATTGTTCAAAGGTCACCCCATGTTCTGCACCCCATGCGTGTAACCACTCCACAAATTCTGAGGCTTGCTCTTTGGTGAATTTACGGGTTTGCTGACCGAGCTGCACAATCCCTGTCCCGTCTAGGCTTGGCACAATCTTGCCCTCGTTTAGTTTTTGGTCTTTGCAATACTGCCAGACTAGCATTCGTTTCCAATCCTCGGCATCCCACTTTGCGCCCAAGTGAGAGGCTTGTTGGGCTATTTCCTCAATCATGGCGTGATACTTGGAATTTTGTGGGCATGACCGACTTGCGTTTTTGATCTCCAAGGTCAATTGCTTGCCAGATGCTAGGGTTTCTTTGACTTTTGGCCACACACTTGCCATCAGCGCGGTGGCGTTATCTTTGGTTAGTTCTATCTTCACTTGTATTCCTGTTCAGCCATGTGGCAAAAAATAGAACACTCAATGTTTTGCTCTTGAGGGTAATCGCCTGCGTTTTTAGGCAGTTCATCTAAATAAACCCTTTCACCCTTGGATTTGGTAATGCTTGCGCCAATCAAACGCTCTAGTTTTGCCATGCGATCAAAATGGTCAGGGAAATCTACTCTTATTTTGTTCCAATACCCCGCCCCCCCCTTAACACACCCAATGCAATTATTGTTGTGATAACCCAATTTATACATTTCGGGCAGTTCAATATTGGCGTTTTTAAGCATAGCCAGACAATCTTCTTTGGACAATCCCTTGTCAATCAAAGGTGTCCAAATGTCTACATCGTTGTTGGCATCTATAAATCGGTCTAATCGGTGCTGTTCTTCTGCTGTATACCCAAACACTTGGCGATCTGTAATCTGCTCAAATTTCTGTCTGACTTCTTTTTTAAGAAACTTGGTACATGGTGCGCCAGCAATGCCAACTATATACTTTTGTTTCATAAAAACATTAAATATACTGCCTTCGTATTTTTCATTACGCAGTATTTGGATTTCTTGACCAAACCACTTTTCGCACTCTTTGAGGAATCGCTTGTTGTCTGGGTGTTCTTCTGCCACCTCGGTGTAAGCAATTATTAAAGGCAATTTGCCTGCATTTTCAGCAATAGCCAACTTGGTAGCCACCGCAGATGCTGCGCCACAGGAAAACCAACAAACTATTCGCATTCTTGCACCATGATGTTTGCGCCAGCAGTCTCAGCATAGACCTTGGTAATGTGCGCTTCTACAATCTGGCTGTCATCCGTGTAAACAATCCCGTTCATTGCGTCTGTAATGCTTTTGTAAACATTATCAATATCTATTTTCTTGGGATATTCCACGCCTCTTAAACACGCTTCCTTGCGCTTTTTTGAATAGGATGGGGGGATGGTATAGCGGAGGTATAAAAACACAGTTAAAGCCCCTTGTAGTGGCTCTGATGCGCCTATTGCTTGACGGGCTTTCATGGCTACTTGGGTTTCGTAGTCGATTGTCTTGGCATCGGTGTAGGTTTGGACAAAGTTTCCCCGTCTGGCAAACCGAGGTCTGCTTTTGGGTACGGGGTCACCTTCGACCTCAAAAGTTACGATTAGTGTCATTCGCGGTGTATTATTTTACCAATGGTAATGGTGATAGATTGTTCGTTTTGTTCTTTCTGCCACTCCGCGCCCATCTCCCAAGCGTTAACAGCAAAAATAATGGTGTTTATGTCGCAGTTTGCTATTTTTAGCATTTCAATCAATTCGTCTTTGCTCATGTAGCACTTTCAATCGTTGGACAATCAAGGTAGGCAGAGTAGGAAAATCCGATTTCAGCAGTTTGGTCATGTGCCTCGCATGGTCGATTGTTCCTTTGTTCATTGCTATCAAAGCGTAGTGGTTGACCAGATAGTCGAGGAATGTCTCCTGTCGTGTATAAGGCTTGAGTTGTGAGAGCCACGGGCATGGGGTGACCTTCTCTGAGTCGGTCAAGCAGCTTGTTGGCTTCATTTTTTGTCATAGTTGGCCACCATTTGTTTTCTTAATTCTGCAAGTTTTGCTAAAGCCTCGCGTTTGGCTTTGTCGCTATATTCTGGGACTTTTCGCTCAATTAGGACAAGTGGCTCTCTGGGTGGAATAGTTGGGCCATGTTGACAAATATTGCGAAATTGCAAAGAAGATGGCGGTCTGGCAGGGTCAATGTGCGTCAGAGCATAGTCCATTGATGGCCGATATGTAAGGAAAGAACCTAGCGTTCCAATCCACTCCTGGCGTATCAAATTTGCGTCTATTCCATCCCACTTACGGGCAAAGTCGTTGCCATAAATCGCATTCATACGACCAAAAATGTAATCAAAGCCTTGAGATTTTTCACAGAAGTCGTTCATTTTTCACCTCCTCAGTTTGCCAAAATTGTTTTTTAGGCGTAGTTAATCCGTTAGTCAAGACTGACATTGAGTTTGACAAGCGTTCAGCATTAGAAACTTTGTCCTTGACCCAATCGGCTTTAAAAGACTGCCAATTACGCACTACAACCTCGTTTAAAGCCATCTCAAGAGTCCAGCCTGCCTTATCTGCCTCTTTCTGTATTCCCTTGATTACCAAGGCGGTTACTTGGGCTTTCTTGGTTTTCCTTTGTTTAACAAAAGATTCCCAAACTTCTTGTGATACGCCTTCTGGCGTTGTTTCTGTTTTAGTCTTTGTTTTAGTTTCTGTTTCTGTTTCGGTTAAAGGTACATCTGTATACAACTGTATGCAAGTGCCTTCATGTGCAGGATATTTGCTTTCCTTTGCTCGGGGAATGTTGTCCCATTTGCACATTTGTAAATATGGCTTGCCTTCGGCCTCATAAAGCAAAATAAGGTTAGCCCTACTCAATTCCTCAAGTAGTTCTTTGCATTTGTTTATGGAAACGCTTTCTTTTATTGGAAAGCATTGAGCCTTGATCATGGCTGGTCTAGCGTCAAAACGACCAAAATCATCAACTGTCACCAGTAGTCGATAAAAAATGTTTTCTGCTTGGGGGGATAAATTGTCAATAGCCTCGCTGTCACGAACACCAGGCTTTAAATACCGAGTAGGCATATCTTTTCCTTCTGTCTGTCCTTCACTAACAAGAGAAACCTCGGCAGGCGGGAAGGCTCGCTTTTCGATACGCTCATGACTTCGCATCTAGCCGTGTTTCAAATTATTATAGGCTACTTAAACCACTCAGGTTTAAGAACCAACAACTGCCACATCCTTGCCTTGGGAACAGTCTTCCATTGCGAAACCGCAGCTTGGCTGATACCAAGAATGTCGGCAAGATCACGCTGTGAGCCTGCCAGACGGATAAGATGTTCTTTTGTCATCCCCGATATTTTACATAAGTAAACTTATTCCGTATTAGGGTTTATCCCTAGAAAATAACAGTTAAGTTGGCTTATAGTTATGCCATGCCCACAGCACATCGCATAGGGTCTTTTGGAGATAGTATGAACATTACGAACAGTTGGTACTTGGTTAACCAAGCCATAAAAGAGGCAGAACGCCTACAACAAAAAAGCATTACTGAAATGCAATACCGCAACTACATGGTTGTGCGTGATGAAGACAATTATGTTGTCCAAATGTTTAATTATCCCGCCCGTGACCAAGCGATTGCAAACGGCAGCTTGTTGTATATAACTCGCTAGGAATCAGCATGAAAGCAGAACACAGCGAATTTGATTGCATGGTGTGCGAACACCCAGACGCGCAAGGCGTTGACCTCGAATGCTACTTTGAACCAAACACAACTAATCTTTGGTTTGTCTATATCGGTGACGCACTTATCACCGACTTACTGCGTGACACAGTAATCCAATCCTTAGAACGCGGTTACGCCAAAGCCATCCAAGAGCAAATTGACAATGACAAACTCGACTATGCACTTGCCCGTTATGAAAGCAAACACTATGAAACACTCTAAATACATCCAACACGCCATCCAAGGCCCGTTTACATCCGACAAACCTACCTTGGTAGATCAGACGATCTTTTGGTTGTCTGGCTTTGTCTCTGGTTTTATCTTTGCCCTACTTATCACAGGAAATTAACATGAAAAATATTGCTACTGCTTTGGTTAAGGCACAGAAAGCCTTTGCACCCGCCCTAAAGAACGCTACAAACCCTCATTTCCGTTCCAAGTATGTTGACCTAGCATCTTGCGTGGACAGCGTTATAGGGGCTTTAAACGACAATGGGATATTCCTATTTCAAACAACCACAGAGCACCCAGACGGGGTTATCTGTGAAACCAGTTTCCTACATGAATCAGGTGAACGGCTTGATTGCGGAAAACTGTTCTTTCCCTCACCTAAACACGACCCCCAAGGGTTTATGTCGTGCTTGACTTACATCCGCAGAGCCTCACTCATGGCAGCCACAGGGCAAGCCCCCGAGGATGATGATGGCAACGCAGCTACTAAGCCAAAGGAAACCAAGGCTAACCACAACCAGATGCAAGACCACATCACCTCTATTAGCGAGTCCACCACGCTAGAGGAACTCCAGACGCGCTTTAAAGAGGCTTATAAGTCTGCGGGTACGGACAAGGAATGGCTTGAGGCTGTTACTGGTGCAAAAGACTTGATGAAAAGGAAACTCAAATGACTGAACAAATAGAACAACGCTCGGATGCCTGGTTCACAGCCCGTCTGGGCAAAGTAACCGCTAGTCGGGTGGCAGATGTAATCGCCAAGACAAAATCAGGCTATTCCGCAAGCCGAGATAACTACATGGCGCAATTGATCTGTGAACGCCTTACTGGTCAACAAGGTGAATCGTTTACCAATGCAGCTATGACTTGGGGAACTGAGACCGAGCCTTTGGCTAGATCGGCTTTTGAGGCTCATGCGGATGTAATGGTTGAGGAAGTGGGGTTTGTACCTCACCCACGCATTAGGGACTCTGGTGCGTCTCCTGACGGGTTGGTGGGGCTGTTTGGAATGTTGGAGATTAAATGCCCCAACACCGCCACCCATATTGACACGCTGTTGACCCAAACTGTGCCAGGCAAATACATCACTCAAATGCAATGGCAAATGGCTTGCTGTGAAAGGCAATGGTGTGAGTTTGTGTCGTTTGACCCTCGTTTACCACAAGACCTTCAATTGTTTGTCAAAAGGGTGGAATTTAATCAAACTTATGTGGCAATGTTAGAAGAAGAGATAATCAGTTTCCTTGAGGAATTGGAAATTAAAGTAGCAAAGTTAACTAATCTGAAAGTAAAAAATGTCTAAAACCCAATACGAAATTTCTGTCATTACTGGCAAATACACCAATAAAGACGGACAAGAGAAAAACCGCTATCAACGCATAGGCTCGGTAATTGAGACCAAGAACGGCCCAATGCTTAAGTTTGACTGTATGCCCATTGTTGAGGGTGGGTGGTCTGGTTGGGCATATATGAACGCACCAAAGCCAAAGGCAGACTTCGATGACACTATCGACTTTTGATCACCCAAGAGTAAGAAATAGCGACCCAATGACAAGTTGGGTGGCTGCGGGGTCTGCCAAAGACCTCGCTAAAGCCCACGCCACCAAGATCATCCAATGCCTCAAAGACCACGGGAGTTTGGGCAAAGATGGTATTGCTCACCATACTGGTCTAGATGCAAACCAAGTCGCTAGGCGGTTGCATGAGTTGGAGAAAGAGGGAGAAATCTGCTTGACGGGGAATGTGGTTAAGTCAAAATCTAACCGACTTGAACGCGAGTGGAAGATAACCCCAATTCAGAGGGAATTGCTGTGACACCAGAAGATGAAATTATTGAAATGGCAATAGAAAACACCATCAATGGGTTAACTTTTAATCAAGATGGACTTGTACGATTTGCAAAGATGATTGCAGAGAAAGAGCGTGAGGCGTGTGCAAAGGTGTGTGAGGACTATGGTCGGGCTGAAGAAATGCAAGCAATCGGAAATGACTATGCCACCGCAATCAGAGCAAGGGGACAAGCATGAGCATTGCCAAAGAAATCTTTGATTTACCCGAGCATCAGCAGCTTAGAGAAGATGTAAGAAACTTTATTGTTAAACAAGAAATCTTACAAACCATTCAAAACTGTCCCATGTGCGCCCAACACCGAGAGGCTAAAAACCTTTGGAGAAAAGTGGCACTTGATCTTTTTACGAGGCAAAAATGACCCCAGAAGATGAAGAGTTTGAACGAATCTTGCGTGAGATTAGAAGCAATGCTGCTGAAGATGACGATATTCAAGACTACAAAAAGCCTTGGGTGGGGCTGACAAATGAGGAACAAAGAAAGTTCTTGCATCACCCAATGCCCTTGGCAGCTTTGATTGAGACCATAGAAACCAGACTAAAGCAAAAGAACACATGAGTTATCTAGTAGGCTCTCTGCCGCCTTTAAAATGCTTTATACGCAAAGAATTCCTGTATGACCAACACAAAGGTCATGGAGAGTTAGAACCCTGTATATGGGTGTCTCTCAAAGCCATTAGAGGGCAAGTGTTTAGGATTGAGTCTCTCTTACCTAGATATGGGGCTTTGTACGACAAGCTGCCTATCCATGCCTACTGTTGGAAAGATGGTGGCGATTTACCTATTGACGCTCTCCAGTTGTGGGATTGTCTAGGGTATCGGTTTACCATCATTGAAAAGGTCTTACTTAGGAATCTAAGTGTTAAGGTTTTTGGAAAAGACCGCCAATGGCACTTTGGGACTTATATGTTTACTGTGGACTTTTGTGCTGACCAGACCGATATTGATACGGGTTTTTCTGAGACCGCAGAGGAACACAAATCCTTTAATTTCATTAAACTCGACAACGGACAGTTTGCTTGCCAACCCAACAATCGGTGCATCTGGTACGACCAAAGTCTAGTGTCAGGAACACTAACCCCAGATTTCAATGTTGCTACCCAAACCTACTCGGTGGACGGGTCACGCAAGTGGGTTGCCTCAGATGATTGGTTTTACGATATAAGGAGTCGAGATGCTTAGTAGTATTCTTACCATTATTGTTGTGCTACTTGTTGGCGCGTTTATCGGTGTTGGCATCCTAGTCGCAGTTCTTTGGATGAGTGCAGAGGATTAAAAGACCGCCAAAGCCTCATTGGTGTGCTTTACGCGGTCTTCTAAACCGATAATCCCGCCATTGATTTTTTTCGTTAACCCAATCCAATCTTGGACTTCTGCCAAAGCATTGCAGTTGTGGGTAGCCCAATACCACCCTGCGGTCATAGCTGCGTACTGAGGCGTTCTTACTAGGTCAGGATTCATCACAAAGTCCACCCCACACGCCTTGCCTGCGTGAAAGAAGTTATCGTGTCCCGTTAACTGT